GTCCGCAAATTTTGTATCTGCGGTTTCGAGAGAATAGACGATACATGGATACTCCAACCTTGTAGGCGGCTGATAATAGCAACGGCAGTTAGGCCCTGTATCCGGGCATCCGATAACTTTGCACAGTGCATTGTGAAGTTCAAGTCGCGTTCCCACCGTTGTATTCACCTCCAAGTGTCAGTATAAGCCTCGGGTATTGAACCTCAACATCCGTGACTTTCCATTTCACGCCCATGTACTCGGCATAACGAATCATATGGAAATTTGCCGTGGCGTAAGGGTCAGCTATGATACTGACCTGGTTGGAAATGTTCACTCCATCGTTCACATATTCCCTACTCTGAAGTTTTCTGGTATTACGGATAAGCTCGCCATAGTATTTGCGGTCCTCAATTACATCATCCGACCAAACACCAGGGGCTGTTTCCACGCTCATACAGAATCCGATTGTTCCATAGTATTTAGCCATGACAAATCTCCATTTTGATTAGTTTAGCCTAACCACCGGACAAACTTAAGCGGCAGTGGTCTTCTTGGTCTCGAAGACGATAGCAGACTTCGGAACCGTCAGGGCACCGGAGCAGCGGGTCTCGATCAGGTACTTGTACTGGTTGTAGTCGATGTCAAAGTCATCGAACAGAGACACAGCACCGCCCTTGTCCGCACCAACAGTGTAATCACTCAGGTTGACCATGATGCCCTGAAGGGTGTAGACATCCTTGTTACCACCGGTCGGGTCGGTCTCACGGGTCTGGTTCTCCAGCAGGGGGCTGGTGACAATACGAGAAACACGCATAGCGGTAGCCAGCTCCTCGACACTCTTGAAGATGCGACGACCGTTCTTGTCCTTCAGCAGCAGCATCTCGGCCAGAACATCCTCGGTGGTGAAGAAGGCCGGATTGCCGGAACCGCGATACTCCTTGCGAGCGCGGATAGCATCATCCAGAATGTTATTGACCAGATCAGAAGCACCGGTGCCCTCTTCGACAACGCGCTTGATGGCGAACAGGTCATCATCCTTCCAGATAGGACGGACGTGGCTCTCGGAAATCTTGGAATCATCGGCAGAAGAGCGGCCGTCACCAACCATGATGGCACGAGCCAGTTCCTCATCCAGCTTTCCACGCATCTCAGCCTTGACCCAGCTAACAACATCGAAATCAGTGATGTCGATGATGTCATCGCGGTCGAACTTCTGCTTCTTGTAAATGGTCTGGGGGTCGGTGGTACGCTTCAGCAGGGTGAAGACCTCCTCGATCTTCTTCTTACCCTTGGTGTAGCCTCGTGCACGAGCCTCATCGGCAGTGATGTCGGCAAAGGTAGTCTTGACACGGCTGAACGGAACATGCTTGACGCCGTTCATGATGACCGCAACCGCAGTCTGGTCGCGATCAATGAACTTCGGGGGCTTGTTCAGCTCGTGGTACTCAGGGAACAGAGTGCCGATGTCCTTGATACCGTAATCACCCTCAGCGTGGCTCAGGTAATCCTCGGTTGCCTCCTTCAGTGTCAGGCGGCCTTTCTGGGCATCGTTGAAGATGGTGGCCATGGCATCGTGGCTCAGAACATCTTCAGTCTGGGTCTGACCGTTCTGGTCGAAAACATTGTGCTTAATCATTTCGGGTTCCTCCTTATTGGTTTCCTCAAGGTCCTTGGACTCAGAATCAATCGCCGCTCCAATCAGAGCATACATGACATTCTTCTGTTCCTCGGTCATACTGTCAACAACGTCTTTAACGGTCTTTTCGCTTTTAGACGCAGTTTCCTTGTTAGCAGGCTTATTTTCCTCAGCCATCTTGGAATCCTCCTTTTCATCAGCGGAATGCTCGAGAGCATCCTCAAACTCGCCACTGTCATAATCGATAGAATCGAGGTCACTGTAAATAACCCCGGTGTCCGTTTCCTCTACACCATGAGCCATGATTTCCTCAATGTGAGCGCCAGGATTTGCGCCGGCCAAAACGAGGCTCAACTCCCGGATGATTCCATGGGAGACATGCCCTCGGGAACGATCGCCTGAATAGCGCAGACCATCCGCCCAAATACTGAACGAGTTGATGTCGTGGTTTTTCACAACGGTTTTAGCCATCCGGCCTTTCTCCGTATCGTTGAATGTGACATATGCTCGCAGACCCTCAGGGCAGGATTTCAGTAGAGCATGGCCAAGCACATTGTCGATGGAATTGTGCTGGTGCATCCATACCACGGGAACTTCAGTACCATCCTGGTCCTTAAATGCCCCGGGCATAATGGTTCGGCCGTCGCTGCACAGCACACCGTATTTGGTGGCCATACCGGAGCAGTCATAACTATGTTTTGCCATTTTGATTTTCCTCCTTATTAAATTTTTCTGTGCCGAATCGAGCAGCCACTTCGTCCTTACTTGCACTGATATTCGGATTGCTCAGAATGTCAGAATTCGGATCGTTATTCGGCTTGAAGCCGATAATCTGACGCAATTCATTAGAGGTAAGGATTTCGTTCCGACGCAGCTTATCTGCAATGTCCGCAATCTGCGAAACAGGCACAAGTTTGAACGGCTCGCTGAAGTATACAATTGACTGTCCGCGCCCGCGTGCATTTGGAGAAATGAACTTTCGTTTCATTTCATCCACAATGGCAGAGATAATGGCACCTACAACACGATTGTTGTAATTCAGCATTGCTTTGTCGTCGGCTGTACCGTTCAGGATTTCTTGAGTCATGCCGAGTTGCCCCCAGAAAACCTCTTGAAGATACTCGACCTGTTTCATGAGGTTGTTATCGAGACTGCGGTTCAGCTGGGTAATGTGTTCAGTGCTATCCGTGTAGGCGATGCCGTACTTGGAGCCAGTAAGCTGCTGTTCAATGTCTTTACGGCGTCGTTCAGCCTGTTCCTGACGGGCGGCCGTCTTGATGGTGTACGGAAGCTGAATAATCAAGTCCAGCTTTCCGGAGCTTGTTTGCTCATCAACAACGTCAAGCAATGCCAGCTTACGAACAAGTCGCTGCATTGTAGAGTTCGGTTCGTTCATGATGGGGTAGAGCGGATTCTCGACCAACGCGACAGCATTTTTGGGCATCATGATTTGCTCATGCCTTCCGTTCTGTTCATTGTAAAGGTCAATCTTCACATCGGACGGGTACCACTCGATAACCTTGCCGGCTCGGAGTGAATTGATTTCAAACGCACCAGTTTCGGGATCTTCGCTTGTATCCACTGGCACAATGGCAACATGCCCTTCATCCAGCAAAGTCATTACGGCATCTTGGATAAAAGCTCGTCCACTCTGGTCAACATTGGCTTCAAGTGTCAGGCAATTGTTAAGACCGCCGGGATGTTCTTGCTTAAAGCGTCCGTTTTTGTCCATATCTGCATGTACAATTCGAATGTCAGCACAGTCCATGGCAATACGGGTAATAACCGAAGTTACAATTGTTCGCTCGTTACCTCGGCTGAAGCGCACTCGGTCTGGCCGGTAGAAATAGCCGCCACCGTAGTCGCGATACGCCATCGGGGGATCTCGATTTAGAAAAGCGTTCCAAGCGTGTTTCAGCCTAGAACCGAAAGTCTGATTTTCATCCATGAGCGCACCTCATTATTTAAATGTGTCTTTCATATACTTATAGTCGAGCATCCCATTCACCAATTTGGCGGCGGCAGGACGAACTCGCATTGGCTTTCCATTCATAGTGTAATTATGCCGAACTAGATAATCGTCCACAGCTCTTGCTCCAGCATTTATGGTGTGTTTCGTAAACAAATGCCGTTGTTGTCGTTTCAGCTCAGATTTGATAAGATTGTTTTTAGAGGAGAGTGTTTTAGATTTCTTCTTGCTGTCGTTTTTTGACTCAACTAAAGAATCGCCGTAACGCTTCCTTCCAGCGCCAGTCAAAGTACTGTCCTTATTCTGGTATCTACGGACACCCCACTTCATTCCAAGAATGCCGTGGTGAGCTAAATAGTCGTTTCCAGAACTTACAGATTCATATGTCCACATTGTTTTATTACCTCGTTTGCGCAATGATTTCACATTATTTAATTTTTCGTTTCATAGAAGTCAACCCATCCCATACATCATCGGTATCGACCACCGTTTTATTTGAGTCAGCTACGAAACCGTATTTTTCGTAAATGTGGCGTGCGTCAGGGCTATGTCCGGGGACTTCAAGAGTCATTGATTTATAGTCATTCTTGTCAGCGTAATTTACAATATAATTCATAACCGAATCTGCATAGCCCTTACCTCGTTCGGCTTTCTTGGTATCAATCCAATTCAAATACAGATTATCACCTTGGTCTTCAAGCCAAACATTTCCGACTTTCTTTCCGTTCCGAATTACATCGAAATTTATGTCAGTATCTTCGACTTTACTGCGTCGCCTTTCGGCCATATAAAGTTTGTCTCCCGTTTTCTTGGAACGAATAACGTCAACATTTCCGTATCTGTTCTTCCCGGCAGCCGTAAGGGTTCCATCTTCATTCTGGTACCGACGAATACCCCATTTCATGCCTAAAATTCCATGATGGGATAAATAGCCATCTCCAGAACTTACAACGACGTAGTTCCACATTGTTTTATTACCTCATTCAAAAGCTTCGCGATTGATTTTGTAGGCCACAAAAGCGTCCATCATGGCCGCAACAGCATCAATTTTTTCACTATAACGCTTTTTCCACAGCTTACGGTTACCATTGGTATCTTCCAGAGTGATGCAGTTACCCATGGCAAAAGTCATGAGTTCCTCATCAAACAAAAGCATCCGCTCCCCAGCCAGCTTCTTCAGCTCGCCCAAGGGAACGGATTCTGTTCTTGCACCCTGTATAACTTTTTCGATTCCAAAGGGGCCGTTTTCGCTGGCCCAGCGTTCCACAAATTCTTTTGCGTTGTACGGGTCATAACCAAAAGCTGTAACATCGTACTGACACCTGGAAATGTGATTGTCAAGGTCTTCGTAGACCTGCATCATATCCAGAACAGCGCCTTCCATCACAATTAGGCTTCCCTCGGTGATGAATTTCTCGTAAAGTGCTCGTGTAGCTGCGGGTAGCTTCATCAATGTCAACGATGTTATGTAGTTTCTGGTCTTTATACCGAAGCAACCGTTGGGAAGCGGAAACATAAATGTAAATGCACAGAAGTCGTCACCCTGGCTAAGGTCAGCCCCGAGGGCACATTGCATTTTCCAGTATTCCCGGTGCGGATGGCACAAAGTTTCCTCATAGGTGAAGAAATAGGTGTATCCTTCCATGGGCAGACCAAACCGCTTTGCCAAAATATCATTGCGCGCCGAGGGGTTCTGTTCAGCACGCTCGACATCCAGCTGATACGTTTCATAAGTCACAGTCTTTCCTAGATTAGGATTAGCCTTGAGCCACATATCTGGATTTCCAACTTCTTCAACAGAATCGAGTTTGTACCACCAAATCGAGACATGAGGATTGACGTATTCTCCTTTTAGAATTTTCATCAATTCCATTTTGATTGTATCGCCGCTACCGTTACGAACCGTACCCTCAGAACTCGTAGCAATGATGATGTAATCATTGTTATAAGCTCCACCCTGCTCTTTAGCCGCACCCTGTTCGATAGCGCCGATAGGGTCTTCGCGGATGTCACCAGAAAGCCACTCGTCTACTGATGCACAGGCCACACGCAAACCTTGAAGTTTATCGATGACCATTGGGCGAATCTCGAGTAACGAACCGGTCATGAAATTTTCAATGCCTTTTTTCGTTGCCGCGAGTTTAACACGATTAGCCTTAGAACCGGTTGTGTTTTGTAAAGACCCCTCGGTAAGGAACTTAAATAATGGACCTCTGGCTCGAGTAATTGCAGTACGAAGTGGGGAAAGCACCTCATCTGCCTGGCGCATAGTTGGGGCGGTTGTAATTTGTAATGTTGTAATGGTGTTTACATTTAAGTAGTGATTGTGAATACAAGTGTCGTACAAAGATTTAGCAGCACCTCGTCCAACGATAAGGTACTGCTTGTTGATAAGTCGTTTCTTGATTCTTTTGTTCACATAATGGCCGCCATGTCCATCAGGATTTGGCTCGTACACACTCCGATCGATAAAGTAATACCAACCGAAAATTTGCTCTCCCCATAGCTTAAACGTATCAAGCATGTTGAAATCAGAGCCATCTGTAAGAGTAAGCTCGCCCTCGCAAGATGCAATCCATCCTTCCACAGGGTCAGAGTCGTAGTAGATGTTCAGGTCAGCAATCAAATCGTCGACGCGATTCATTTCCATTGCCACTTCTCGGCAAACAGGTATCTCGCCCCTCAGCACGGCCTCTCTAAACCGGCCGTAATACTTAGGCACGGCAGTATTAGAGAGTGCCATAGTTTCTCCTTTATAGGTACAATAAAAAGTATTGCCCTTTTTATGCTTTATGGTATAATTTAGTAAAGAGGAGTTGAAAGCAGATGAAAGCACCTGAAATCAGTCAAGAGCAAGTAATGAAAGTTCTCGACCAGTGCTACGACATTGCTGTAAAAGGTCTTGCAAAAAGCAAAAATTGCACCGAGCTTGCAAATGAATACTTAGATAAATATTGCAATCAAGGAATTGCGATAAAAAATATGGTAAACAACCAAATTGCAATGTGTACAACTTCTGGATTCTTAACAAGCCTTGGTGGACTAATAACTTTACCAGTTGCACTGCCAGCTAATTTAGCCACTGTATGGTATATGCAAATCAGAATGATTGGGGCAATAGCCGTAATGTACGGTTTTGATCCATTTGATGATTCTGTACGAACGCTGGTTTATCTATGCTTAACTGGAACATCAATCTCCAAAATTTGCCGGGACGCAGGAGTACAATTTGGAAATAAGCTTACATTAGCCCTTGTAAAGAAAATCCCGGGAGCAATGCTCACTAAAATAAATCAAGCAGTAGGTTTCCGCTTTATCACAAAAGCGGGGTCGAAGGGAATCATTAACATAACAAAAATGGTTCCGATTGTTGGCGGTGTTGTAGGCGGGGCATTTGATTTTGCGGGTACAAAAATAATTGCAGATAAAGCAATTAAAGTGTTCGGAAAAGGAGAACTTGATTAACCTTTCTTAAGCTCACGAATAGCTAGTGCGATAGAGAGAGCAGAAGATGCAACCCCAAGTGCAACGCCGCCGTAGCTAAGAATCTCGTCAAGTTTAGCCTGGCCCTTGTCGATTTTGTCCGGTTCATATACCAAATCCCGATACTGTCGTTCAAGATTCTTTCGATTGATTACCTTTCGCAAATCGTCATCGGACATTTTGGACAAATCTCTTCCGCTCTGCTTTCGACTATTTCGAATAGTCCGATTAAAATCTCGCATCTGCTGAGTAGCTCTTTGAGCAGAATCAACAGCCTCTTTAGATTTTTCCAACGATGTTTTCGTTTTATGGTTTTTCTTATATTGAGCTTCAAGGGCATGTCGTTTGTTATCTTCCAAAAGCTCAGAATCGCTCATTTCCTTGATGGATTTCCGCTTTTTTCCTTCCGTAGTCAAAGTACCATCCTTATTCTGGTATCTACGAACGCCCCATTTCATACCCAAAATTCCGTGATGCGCTAAGTAATCATCGCCGGAACTTACAGATTCATATGTCCACATTGTTTTATTACCTCACACGAAAAAGCCCCTAGATTCTGTAAAAAGGAATCTAGGGGCTTTTTATTAAGAGTAGAAAGAATAGAGCCTGATTAAAGGCCCTCAATATCATAAGCGCATAATAAATGACGTTCTGTGAAAGCAACAGCAGCACAAGCGGCAATAGCTTTCTTTTGCTTTTCGAATAAAACTCACACCTCCGATTCAGCAGCATGAGTAAGACGCCACTCAATTTCCGAAATAAGGTTCTCCATGGATTGAATTGCGGCGCTACTGGCTGGTGGGTCAAAGATCAGCTTAGTCTTTAGGTAGACATAATCCTTGGCACTATCCAGCTTCGGGTCGTCACCAAGGAAATCAGTCCATGTTGCAGTGGCATCGTGTATACGGAAACCAGCCGCCGGGCCAACTCCAAACTGACAGAGAAATGACAATGCAGTGTTAATGTGAATCATAACATCAGTGTCAAAGCTGGTATCATCTTCGCTCATACCAATTAACTTTTTAGTGGATGTAAGTATACTGTCCATAAAGTCCTCCTTATCGCCATGGGCATGTGTCATTAGGCTTTCGGACAGTAGGCCCTTGATTTAAAAGTTTAGAATTACCGTAGTGGATGGCCATATGGGTGTTGTGCACAGTTGTAATCACATACTCCGGATTCATAAGAATCTCCGTCCGATTCAGAAGATCTTCTTTGGCAATAGGGTTGAGATGATGAATAATGACTTTCGGTCCAATATATCTACCGTCTTTCCAATACCCATTTATCTCATACCCTTCAACACCAAGGTCGCATCCTCCATCGCGAACAATAATCTTATCTCGGAACTTTCGCCACTCATAGGAGTTATAAAATATCTGATTCAGATATCTGTCAAATCCAAAAGTGTCGACACCAACCTCGCCATCCAACCGCAAATACTCATACCGTTCGAGATAAGTAGAATATCTGCATAGTTCGGTGTACGTCCTAAGCATCGTCGCCGCCCTGCCCGCTGTATCTGCGCATGGCATCCAAAGCCTCTTTGTAAAGCTCTTCGGCGTGAGCCTGAGACTTTAAGTTTTCAGTCTTAGCTTCAAGCAATTCGATTTGCTTACTCAGGGCTTCTTTTTCCATGCGCGCTTTTGTTGTTGCTAGCTTCAAGAAGTGTGTTGTTTCCTGCGACGAGGCGGTTCCCTCGAGCATCCGCTTCTCCACAAGGTCCATAGCCAGCGCAATCATCTGGTTCTCGCGTGCTTCCGGCGTAAGAGCCGGGCGAACAGAACGCTTCTTGCCAGAATTGATTGGGTCCTTTGCTCTTTTCAATCCCTTTCGGCTCCTTTCGGTACAGTTTCTCCGGCTTTTTGCAGAGGTCCGTAGGCATAGCCGGACCTTGAAAGGAGAATCGAAAGCAGGTTAATGGCGCTGTACTCACCAAAATACCCACAGACCCCTGCAAAAAGCCGGAGGAAATATCATAGAATCGCAATTCAATGCGGGAGGGCCTTAAACTGTTTTTTCAAAAATCTCCCCCGGAGAAATTTCAAAGACCACCGCGATGTAGGGAGGGGGTGTAATTTTCACGACCCCCTCCCCTATGTTTAATCGCAGTCCTTAGGCCGGAACAACCTCTTTTTCTTTTGTTTGTGCAACGATTTTCTGAGAATCAGAACTTTCATTTTTTACTTTCTTGTAAACATGAAAGAAATCGCAATCAATAATTGAATCAATTGCTTTCTCAATCGAAGCGCTTTGTTCTTCATCAGTCAATTCATCTTTGTTTCCAGAAACACGAGCAAGCAAAGCACATGAATTGTAACCATGAGTAACATCCCAAAGCCACCATTTAGTGAAGTCATCAAATGGATTGTAAGGATTGTCAAATGTAGTCAACATACATTGAGCCATAGTAACTTCACCTCCTATCACAGGTACTTAGCTACGGTAGACGGAGAAATGCCGAGACTTTCTGCAATCTGGGCATTTGTGTAACCAGCAGCAGCGCGAGACTTAATCAGTGCCTTCTTTGCAGAACTCAATTCATTAGTGGAACGAGGTGTCGCTCGAGCACGTAAATTGTCAACATCAGTATTATCTAGAATCTCAGACAATACATTATCACTGATTGCACCGGCCTGAATAGCTTGCCATTCCCTATCGCTGATAATAATAGGTGTGCGTTTAGCGCCAACCTCAGTGCGGACCGACACAATGGCCTGCTGGGACACCTTTTTCAGCATCTTCTTATCGTTGGCAAGTCCAGGGTCTTGGTCCATCTTCTCCTTGATGCGAGTGTTAGCAATGGCTTGTGCCTGGCGTTCGCGGGGCTTATTAGCCTCGGCCAGGTTGAGGGCGGCATTCAGGCGCTTAACCTCGGGTTCATAGGCCTTCTTGGCCGCAGCGTCGTACTTGAGCTTCCCGGTGACCTTTATTTCCTTACGGGCGGCATTAGCCATACTCTTAAGGTAGTTGGCATAGTCAGCATAGGCCAACTCGGCAGGGGCACGGTAATCAGATACTAGAGAGTACGCATCGTCGGTCTCAGCCATCTTGGTAGACTTCTGGGTACGCATCTTCTGTTTGGTAACTACCTCGCCTGTCTTTTTATTGATACGGGAGGTCTCATAGTACAAGTCATCCGCGGTGCTATAAATCTTTTTACCCTCGGGCTGACTCGGGTCATAGGCATCCTTACCCTTAACTTTTACACCTGGAACATTGATGTAGCCACTACCCTGCCGCTTCGGGACAGACTGCTCACTCTTAGCCTTGGTGAGCAAAGTAGATGCACCTTCGTGGTACTGTCCATTCTCATCATACTGCCCCTGGTACTTTCGCTTGAGCTGAGCAATACCATTGTCAATCTCGGACTGCTTGAAGTCCAGCTTGTGCTTCTCTGCATCGATGACAACCATCGAATGGCGAACCGCACGAGCAAGTTCACTCGTAGTCGCGCCTTTCAGGGTCATGTCCATAATCAGATTCGAGACAACACCCATTTGTTTCTGAGTGTTAGCTTTTGTCATAACCTGGACATGATTCGGATTGCCTTCAGGAATCTTGTATTCCAGTTTCGGGTCGAAACCTTTCAGTCCATCCAGCTCGGAAGTCGAGGTAATCTTGATCTTGTTCTTACCATTCGTGGGGATGACCATGACAGTATCGCCATCAAAGTCAGCACCAGACAAGCGCTCGGCAACCTTGGCATTGATACCAACAGCATCCTTAGGATTCGTACCGAGAACGCGCTTGCCCTCGGCAATCTTATTGTTAACCTTCAGAATCGGAATCTCGAACGTACCACCGTGAGGGTAACGAATCAGCGCTACTGTCTCGCCATCGACATAGTTAGGGGCATAAATTTCTGTATCCTTAACAGATGTCAAAGGAAGAATAACCTGGTACTTCTGTCTAGGAAGTGCTGCTGCTTTTAGAGTAACAGATGCTTTGTCACATCCGTCAGCAAAATCTTCAAGCAACTTCCGCTTGACAGTAGGATTGGTCAGAGAGCAAAGCTCGTCGAACTCGACCTTACGGTCTTCCTTAGAGAGGTTCAGCTGACGCTTAATCAATGTAATGGACTGCTTTGCCAAAAACTGAGACGGAACTTTGTCAGCCCATTCGCCCCAGTCACCTTCTTCAGCACGCTTGTTGATAAGACCGAGACGCTCTTTGCCTTTATCGTCAGTATAGTAATACTGACCGCCCTTTTCCTTGATAAGCGAACCAAACGGATTATCGCGATCGATTTCACCAGTGTTCGTTGTTTTCAGAGGCTTCAGAACTTTCTCCAATGGCGTGCCAACCGACTTATTAGTATTGAAGCGAACGTCAATACCATTAGGCAAATCATCAGCATAGACCGCCATGCCCTTAAGATAGTGCGTGCCATCAACCATGATGCGAACCTGGGCATAATTAGAATCGCCCAAATCAAGATCTTTGCATCCGCGCCGAAGCTCAATCACACCATCTTTATTGATACCGCCCTCTTCGGCATAGTTGATAGACAAACGCTTCGAGTCCAAGCTGGAAGGATACTCGAACGGCTTATGAAAGGTTTCGCCGTTATCGTATGAAATAGCATAGTCACCAACGGAATGAATCTTACTGGTATCGTAAATATCTTTGTATTCAGTACCAGGAGGAGTAAGAACCTGCAAGGTGGTCTTCTGATTCGGATTGGTGACCTGCGGAATGCGGCGCTTGTAAGTGAGGTACCCTTCCATTTCGAGAATATAAAGAGCCTGATCGAATTTGTTTCGAGATACTCCGAGTTCACGTTCTGCGCCGGCACCGACATCCAAATATCCTTTAGTGTCGATAAGCTCTTTCAGCTTCTCCGCAGTAGCCGAGGACTGCTTCATTCGCTCCTCTGCCAGGGGATTCAGCAATGACCGCACAGAAGAATCGTTATTGAATCCCATAATTTCGGCAATCTCATTAAGAGACTTACCTTCCTCACGAAGCTTCTTGGCCTTGGACACCTGTTGCATACGCCTCAGACTTTTTGCATAGGATGCCTGAACACGCAGCTTCGTGGTGCTCATTCCCAATTCTTTGGCAATCTGCTTTTCAGAATATCCCTTTTTCTCCAAAGCCTCATAACGCGCCAACAGTTCATCTCCACGCTGATACGGATTTTCGCCAGAACCAAGTGGGTATCTTCCAGAGCCACGACCGGGAGCGCCATCCATTTTGCCGACGCCATAATGGGCAATAACATCTTCTAAACTCGATTTGTCGTCGTAAAACATGATTAGCCCTCCGTTTCCCTAAGTTCATTTACAATTTTGTCGGCTTCAATGATTTTCTTTGCGATTGCTGAAATATCATTGGCCTCGGGCTTCAGCTCCTGTACGTCATCATTCTGGTAGATACGCAGGAGCATTTCGATATCATGAGGTTTGATATTGTACTCCAAGCAGAACAGAGCAGCATAGATCATCAACTGTTCCATATGAGCCGGAATCTTCCCGGTCTTCAAATCATGAATGCGCAGAGTATTACCGCGCAGATCAATCGCATCGGCCGTTCCAAAGCAGTTCGGAGAATAGTACAGAACTTGTTCAGGCTTCAAGTTGAACCCAATAGCATCATTCACGTACATATTCAACGTCTTATGGGACTTTGGAAGTTTCTGCCGAATATCAATGCTCTCGGCAGCGTAAGCATGTAACCGTGTGCCCATTTGTACAGCTTGGGCGGCACGGAAGGCCTCGGCGATTTTAGCGGCATCGTAATTCAGCCAGTGGTATTTACTTGCGCCGAGGAAGGCGTGTTGGCCTACCAGATTGGAATGCTTGTTGAAGTTCATTTAACACGTTCTCCTTATTTTCCGGGTAAACAAAACGAGAGAATGACATATCGTTCATCCTCTCGACATAATAATCTTGATTTGGTTGATGGTTCGCGTGTTCTGCTTTTTTACATTCAAGAGTGGCCCATCGGTCATTGTACAGAACCAACAGGTCCGGAACCCCTTGAATATAATTAGGGTCGTTCTTCAAAACAATGCATCCAGGAAGCCGCTTCTTCAGGTCGTCAATGAGACCTTTCTGGAATTGACTTTCTTTAGCCATGTGATTCTCCTTTGCAAAACGCAATATAACATGACTTTTTGGGTCCCGTTATATTATCTCTTCTCTCATAATATAGTATGAAATTTTCGCGAACCTAAAAAGAGATTTTGCGGCAAAAGACAAAAGAAAAGGAGCCCACACAAATTGCGTAGGCTCCCATGGGATTCAAAAATATCAGTTGTAAGTAGGGTCATCGTAGGAGGATTCCTCAGTAGGATGTCCACCCCACTGTTCGATTTCCCAATCTTCTGTGGTCCAACCACAGTCGGGGCATTCGTAGTATTTATCTTCATCGTGATGCACACAAGGGATGTGGCAACGAGGACACCATTCTTCCCCGGTAGGAAGACGACTAGCCGCGCTGATGCGAGTTACCTCGACTTCGCCATCCGGTCCATCAAAAACATGGACGTCACGACCGACTTCATCTTTTCGTACTTCCTTCTCTATGATTTCTGGAACAGAAGACTTTTTCTTTTTGAATAAACCCATGTAATTATACCTCCTTGTGTCTTTCTAGGATAACCTCATTATTGCATATAAGGTTCTAAGCCGCAAGAAGTAAATTGTAAACTTTTATCTTACATACCGCAAATCCTCTGCACTACAACCGAGTGCTCGAACAATTTTATCGAGATTGTAAAATCTTGGACTACTGGTTCCGTGTATATAATTAGAAATCAGATACTCCTGGATTCCTGTTGCTTCTGATAGCATCTGCTGAGTAAATCCTTTTCTGTTCATAACATGACGAAGCATCACGCCAAACGCTTTATTTGTCTGCTCACGACTCATGCTATTCGGGTTATCCGGCATACGTCGCAATGTATCTTCGAAATCGTCATATAGGAATATCCGTCCGTCTGCAAGTTGGATTTCAATTAACTCAAATGCAATTTCTCGAACCTTGACAATATCAATCAAAACTTTCGGGAAATTCATCCGCGCGTGTTCAAGAGTTGATTCATAGTCCATTGGTCTATCTCCTTTTCAAGAATGTAATACATGTAATACACTTTTTCGCAAAAAATCAAAAATTTTTTAGTTTTCTATTTATATATAGCTATAATTATTAAATATAATAATTAACCTCATATATAGATAAAACACATATTTTTTGATTTTTTGCGATTTTTGGCCGTTTTTGACCAAAAAGTGTATTACATTTGGCCTAGTGTATTACAAATTTTGCGTTTTTGCCCTAAAACCGCCTCAAAAAATGTAATACATGTAATACACGTAATACACTTTTTGCTCGTTTTGTAATACATGTAATACACTTTTTTCATCCAGCTTTGTCGTTTTTGTAATACAGTTCAAGCGCTTCACGGACGACTTCGGACTTCGATTTTCCGGTCTTTGCACTCTTTATAATCAGTTTTGCACGGTCTTCTTTCGGCAATCTGACCGTGATTACCGAGCTATTCGCCATTGATTTTCACCTCCTATCCGGCCTCCAACTGTCACCGATGAACACCATATCATGTGTAATTTCCGGTCCATAGCGATACTTGGCTACCGTGAGCACAACGTTCGGATACTGTCGGAGTGCATCTTTTTGGGATTCGTTGAGGTGCTCACACATCATATATCCAATGCCGTTGATTGCCTCATGTTCGTCATCCGGGTTCCATGTGCAGCGAGTAGAACTGAAATATCCGCCGGGACAAATGCCGTTCAATGTCTCGAGATCAAGCTTATAGTCAATCGACATCTCGGTGCTCCTTACATGATAGGATGTCCTTCATCATCGAATCATATTTCTCAAGGTAATCTTCGCATACAATATCAATCCCCAATCCAAGTTGGTCCATATAACTTTGTATACCAGCATACGAATTGGAGCCAAGAACATTGTCCAGCTCGGTTTCAATAGTCTGCATTCCATCCTTTTTAACGCAAACTTTCTCGTGAGCACACGTTTCGCATTTACTTTTAACTTTCACAATCATAATTCGCGCACCTTCACTTCCCGAACGTAGTCCAAACAAGTCAGCGTAATACAAGAGTTCATTCCGTTAAGAATAGCGTCAATAGGGCTGTGGTATCGGTCGGTAAGACTATCGACTACCCTTTTGTTTAATTCCTTATAGTCCAACATTTTACCGCACACATTTTTGTGGACATATCACAACGAGTACAGTTATCGATGGTCATAAAATTCTCCTTTCAAATAAAAAGAGGACGCCATGTCTCAGACGTCCAGATTTTGTTAGCGAAACATACTTTCCAAAGCCAGTCCAATGATGTACAGCATCCCAATTACTACAAGTTCAGGAAACGGAGCATCAGCCAGATAGAGAATCGCCGCGGCAACAGCCAACATAATTTCACCTCATTTCCAACCACGCAAAACATTTCCCGGAGTAATCAGAAAGAACGAGTTTGCAATGCACAGGCCGATAGATTGCCGCATCATGATTACTAAACCGAATAAATTTTCCAACATCCGGACCTGCAATAACGATTGCTTCAGCCTCGAATACAGAACAGTTCGCTTCTTGGTAAGTGTAGGGGTTCTTGACTTTTGTAGGTTCAACCAGCTTCATTGCAATATTTCCTCGGGAATCATACTCAAACAGTTCGTTTGGCCCGATTTCCGAGAAAGTTACAGCTTTTGGTGTACAATTATCTGCAACTTCCATTATTTACCACCCTCATCTTTTCCGGTAATCAGCTCACTGTACGGCAGTGTCTCAATCCAGTCGCAGAGTGTGCGCCATTCATCCAACTTGTGATTATGACGCGATTTGTAAATGTTTGCCAGCACCTCGTAGTTCAGCATAACCGTACGCTTCTGGTTGTAGCTCGACGGAAGAAGCTGAATCATCTGCCACCAATAATCCTTCACATGCTCTTTTGCATACTGGTCGCCAGCTTTTGCTTTTTCTTGGTATTCAATATACAGTTTCCGAGCATTATTGAGCATATCGATTATCACATCAAGAACATCAGCAGGCTCCAACACTTCGGGTCCGTATTCAATCCAACAGTCGTGCTCTGGTCCGCTGTGTGAATTCAACAAGTGTTCGCACGAGAAATCCTCTCTCGTAAATTTTTTCTCGGCAATCTTATGCATAGTGCTACACGAATTGGCCACCGTACCAACCTTATATGTATCGAACTCCTTCCACCAATACAGCGGCGCCGTAATATCAAGGTATACGGTAATCATCCGCATGAACTTACGATGATCGGTACCTGCATTTCTCAGTCGGTCCATCAAATCTGCATCATTCGGACCAATCCAAAATTCACTATCATCAGAGTAAGAAGCCAAAATATGATTCTCCCTCTGAGCTGGAGCGACATATCTCCAATTAGAATCGCTCTTCTCCCATGAGTTCATCGGGTTCCGCATCCCACAAATCGCATGTTCCCAACCGACAACCTCGTCGTTTTCAATTTTCAGCATTATTAGTACCTCCCAGTTCTACGAGTTTGTCGATTACGTGGTCGAAGGCCTCTTCAATAGTTTGCGTAGTCAAGTCAATGTTTTCGTAAGTAGCGACGTCCGCGACCATCATTTTATACAGCGTTTCCTTGCTCGGAATAACCACTGCGAGAACGAGGGTAATGGCAAACGGAATTACGAATTTCTCCGCGACTTCGATAAGCGCAATACCGAGTTTGTAGTCGCAATCTTCTTCCCCATACTGGATATTGGATGCAACATATCCAAATCCAAACACGAGAAGCCCTCCAAGTACAAATGCAAGGGCGCTTACTGCAATGATAGCAATTAGTTTTGCCGAGTCGGACACCTCGCACAGATAAAACCACATAGGGCTAATCACATGAGTCATTTTTTCGTCTCCTTATCTTCAATTTTCATTACGCGGCCATCTGGATACACTACGGTACGGTCGAACAACTCTTTGTGAGTTACTTGTTCAAGAACACTATGTCGTTCGATATCCATAAAACCTAGCAAATCGTATGGTGTGAAGCCAGAATTAGTAGCATTAAAGCTAAGCGTACCGTCGGGCTGCTCTTCGACAGTGAATTCAAAGCGTCTCATGATAAGCCTCCTTTATTAGTTTGAGTGCGCGTTTACGATTTTTCTTGCGGGTTCGTTTCTTTCCGTGACGTGCTAAGTGAGCCACACGTTTATTAGGGCATAACGCAATAATGACAACGGGTCCGAGTTCAGTCATCATCGTGGCCACCAACATGCTCACTTTACTTAAGCGTGCAAAGGTGTCTTCGAGACCAATCTTGTAAAATGCGTCGTATACATTTTCAGGAAACATACGTCTTATCCCTCCGTATACCAGATTGCAGTCACGCCGTAGTCCCAAGTGATAAAGGAGGTGGTGATACTCATGATGTCAATGTTCGGATGTTCTGCAATAAACCTCTTAACCGAATCATCCGGACGATCGAATCTTGTTCTAAACCGCATAGTCCGCAGTTCTCCATCAATCGGTCTTCCATTAAATGTTGCCATCTTATTTCTCCTTATCACCAAGCTCGACAAGCTTGTCAATTACATGGTCAAATGCATCTTCAATAGTATCAGCGGCAATATCAATATTTTCGTAAGTCGCCAGATTCGCCACCATCATCTTATAGACAGTATTTTCGCTCGGGACAAAAATATCGATGCTAAACACAATGATAAAAGGAATCATCAGTTTCTTTGCCGTTGCTTTTAGTGCCAGGCCTGCTTTATAGTCGCAATCGTCTTCTCCTAAACTTGCATTCGCAGTTGTTAGACACCATCCGATTGCATATGTCAAAAGCCACGCGAGTCCGATCAGTCCAGCGGCAATAGCAGTAAAGGCATTAACAATATTGAACACGTCGCACAGATAAAACCAAATAGGGTTAATTACATTCATTTTTAGTCTCCTTTGTAACTTTAGATGCTTCTTCTTCAAGAGCAGCCAAATCACGGTTCTCCTCATCTACGAACTGAATATCTTCCGGGTTCACACGCTTAATCGATTTTGAAAACTCAACAATTCCGTATAGACGCGACACTTGTCCTCCGGATAGTGGTCCGATCTCAGGCACGGTCACAGCGTATTGTTCCCAACAATGAAAATATCCAAGTTTGCCGTCCACCTCGCATAACCGTCGCTCTGGCTGAATAGTAATTACATTATTCATAGGAATGTTACACCTCTCAATCTACTAAGTATCCATTTTTAGCGTATTGTTTAAACGCATCATCCAACTGCATATTGAAACGCTCGCCGATGTCAGTGTCCTTGAATTTACGGATTTTGGCGAGAGCCTTAGCGTAATTGATGTCATGTCTCTCTCCATAGTGCCACAAAGCGGGAGGATTTCCACCCCAATTCATAGAACCGTTGTTGAAAGCTAAACACTCGTGCAAAGGAAAATCACGCGTATTATGCACGATATTAAAGCAGCTTAAAAACATGTTGCCGTTGGAAAAACCGGTTGATTCACGCATCGTAAAAAAAACAGTTCGCTGGCACATAACATTTAACTGAGTTATAGCCTTGTTCTCCGTCTTGATTCCAAGTTTCGATGGTAATAAGTACGCCGGAATTCAGATTCGCCCATACATCAAAGATATTGTCTTTATCAATGTTTTCTTTGTATTCATGTGCAAAACCGAGCTCCTGTAAAATACGAGTCAGTTCCTCATACGGAACAGCCTCTACTTCACCAGTTTTTTCGTTGTATTCCTCGTAGAAGTCATAAGAAACATTCTTCATCGTGGCGAGAATGCAGTTTTCTCTGTTTTCAAAGGAAACCACTTCACCATATCCTACATGAAGGCTCTTCCAATTTTTGATGATAATGACCTTCCCCCAACGAGTATGGGAAATGAGCTTATTATTCTTTTTGGACCTCCGGATACGGTAGACATTATCTGCACTGATTCCACTCAGGTCAATAGCACCGTTCATATTCATGATTTTTACCTCTTCTCCTTATAACGTAAAATTTCGATCAAAAACTCTTACATCGATGTCTTTCGGTGCTCGAAGAACATGAAAATATGGTGGAAGTACAATCACACCTTCCGATTTTTGTCGCATAATCGATTGCTGGAACTCTTTCAATTTCTCCGGGTTGATTGCGATGGTTGAGCGAATTATAATCAGTTCGTCGTCCATGAAGTATCATTCCTCCAATTCTGTCGGTGTGAACACCATTTCAATCATCAGAATCTTTTCGCCATTTTTGTGAACGACGCGGTGATTGAAGTCAATCCAGGCAATGCCCATTTCCCAATTCCAACCAAGTTTCTCGCCATCTTCAAGCGGACAGAGACCTAGAAACTGATAGAAATCGTTGACTGTAATATCATCTCCAAGAGCCCAGTTGCGATTCAGATGATACTCAGCCTGCAAAACGTGTTCGATTGTAGAATCAAAATATCTATCAGAGAACTCATCATAGAAGGTATGAATCGGCTCGTCGTCGGAGACACCATCAAATTCCAACGAGTCTTCACCGAAGAAGCCGGAAGTAGTCATATGTACTTCATCCAGGTCCTCTTTGACAAGTTCGTCGATGATGCGCTGATGAGTCTCGACACCATAGAGTTCTTTTACCTTTGACTGATAGTGTCCAAGGCTCTCTCTGGCAAGCATACAGGCTCCTACGAGGGCTTTCTGCTGTTTGTATGTAAGAACCCCGTTTGATACGATACATGCTACCGTGGCCGTCCCACAGGCTATGGCAGGGGCATAACAACGGCAAATATCAATTACGGTTTCTTTTGTGTTACCGTCACTTTCCAGGCGTCCAGCCAGTATTTTCTCCGCTTTCGTGGTACACTTCGCCGTAAGAACTGCTGTTCCCACAACTCCCACAGCCGACGCCGCGGTGAGGACAATCGGAACCCACTTTGCATTCGCTTTCATTGCCATTCTCCTTTTCTACGAGTTTGCTGAGAATCCTGTCGAGTTTGATTGCCGTAGCCGCACGAAGCTCGGCATCTGTGATTTTTTGCAGGTTCATAATGTTCCCACATACGATCATGACGTCGGCCAATTCCTCAAGAATGCCATCACGGTCGCCCTGTCCACGCAGCTCCTTGGAAATCTCCTTCTGAAGCTCGGACAATTCCTCCATAGCGACGATATAAATTTCGCTTTTCTTTGTGTTTTTGAGGTGGAGTGCTTGAATGTTAGACATCATATCGTCGGTCATGATGGTGTGGGTCTTCATCTTTTTCTTGAATTCTTCACGGTCCATCGTCAATCTCCTTTCATGACATCAGCAAGCAGCATACCCATAGCACGACTAGCGATATCCTTTACGCTTTCGCTCTGAAACGGTAGCGCCTTGGAATCCTCGTAATTGCTGGCCTTGATAATTTGTTTCACGGCACCGGTAGAACCATAAACTCGTTTCGCCAGTGCCGCGCAGAAGCCCGCCATCGGGTCGAAGGTATCAGTATCCATGCACTTGACAACGGTTTTCTCGCCATCCGCCCAGTAAACGATGGTTGCCGGACCATTATAGAGTATTTTCTTGACTTTGTATCGATTGTCCATAGTCGGTTTCTCCTTTTGCTGTGTGGGGCGCTTAACCAGGGTCATATCGCTTTCGGGAATATTATGTATAGTGCGATGCATTTTCTCAGAAACCAAATCATATGTAACCCTCATATCAAGTTGATTTCTAAGCACAGCCGTCACTGTCCAGTATTTTTTACCGTGATCATATGGAACCGTGACAATATCGCCAATATCGAATTTTGGTATCATATTGCGTCTCATCATTTCGCAAGCTCTCCTTCCAAATAAATATGTATCGAATCCGTCCGGTCTTTTCTCAAACTCATACTCGTTCGTAAACTGGTTAAACCACACCGTACCATCATACATGTGCATTCCATTCCAGAAATCAATCATTTCTTCTTGACCTCCGATTTCATGGTATAGCCCGGACAGCGATTTGAATTAGGGTCGTCGTTGACCTCTCCGCAAACACGATGATGCAAAATGCAGCATCCCCTATCACGTTCTCTACGAGTGCAGGAATTACAAAGGCATTTCGGGAACAGAACCTTACACTTACTGTTTTTTATCACTCTTTTTTCCTTCTTTCCAGTTGACAGGCTTATGACTGTCCTCATTGTAGGGGGTATTCAGACAGTCATTGCAGGGATGCAGATACGAGGCCTGCGTGTAATACTTACAGGTCTTGCAGTAAATATCAAAGAACACTTCTTTTCTGCGATTGTTCATATTGCTGTCACCACCTTCGTCAGGACATCAATGACAATAGCGTCAGGCCACTCATCCTTCAGGCGCTTGATTGCATTCTTGGCCGAGATATCGTAACACACAAAACATCGTAAGGAATCGAACAGTGGATCGCTATTTGGCCTACGAAACGTGATCGTATATCTGGTACGAGTCATATTTGCCTCCTCAAATATCAATTTTCAGCATACAGAGCCCGCTCAAGTCGGTAAAAGGTTCCCACCATCTGCGGAAGGTCCTTTTCAACACCGGATTGATGCAAGCGACAGTCATCGATGGCTTTTACAACGTCCTCCCTGCCCACAGTTCCCTCTTTGTATTTGGTTATAACTGTCGAGAGATTGTCGATTGATACGGCCATTGCCCGGTAATCGGTACGCATCTTTTTGATACGGTCGGCCATGACAAAAACATCAGCATTCATGCAGGAATCGCCTCCACTTTCTCGCTCTCGTCACAAATAGCCGTCGTTTCTTCTTTGCTCGCCACCGCAACGGCATCCATAATATCATTGACAAGCTGTTCCTCACGAGTTGGCTCAGGAATATCTTCCGGATGGTTCCCTTCCCCATCGCAGGCTTCTTTAAATTCAAAATGCCCATTCAGGCAGCGAGCACGCCAATACTGGGCCATATGAACAGCATTGTGCTCTTCATCATGAAGACGGGTGCACTCAGTCTCAAAGTTTTTTGCAATTTGTTTCCAAGCGCGGACTTCTCTAGTTTGATTTTCGAGCGCATCCTTGCTCGGACGGTCGAGACATTTTATTCCAATCATGAAAAACATACCGATAGCCCCAACGATAAGGCCAGTCATAAATTCGAACATTGTAATCAAGTCCTTTCAAAATATCAACCATAATTCTCACTCAGAACAAGACACTCATCGTCGGTTACATGATAAATTTCGATGCTGTTCCGAGCCGTACAAACCCAGTTCTTTGTGTAGCGGTACTCTGGGTCTTTAACCGTTACCTTTTTGAGGTAGGTACAGTCTTTACACCTGAGTTTTTGAATATCACATTCTTTTGCCATTGATTTAAATTGTCTCCAAGAATTTTCCCATGCTCTTTTCGGCATTCAATACCGTTTGGGCCGCCCTACCTATTTTCACAAGAGATTCGAGATAGTTCTCGTACGAATCAAGCATCGTGTCCACAGGCATAGAACCACGAATAAATTGCCGTTGATAGGCCTCCATAAGTAGATCGACGTGACGAGCTTCAGCCACCGCAGGACTTATAGTATTTCGACTTCCAGCAAGGTACATAGCCTTGAGCATTTTTATGCCAAGTTCGTTTACCATTGTTCCCTCCTTTATGATCAAGAACCATATTCTCCGTAGTACCGTTTATAATCCTTATTAACATTGAAGTTTCGTTTTTCTTCATAGGCCCGTGCGATACGAAGGTCGATGAATGAACGGCTCTTCAAATGATAGTAATAAAGGTCTTTAAACGGTGTGTTCATACGGTTGATTCTGCCCTCTGCTTGCTTGGCCACTTTATAGGAGTAAGTTTGGGAGTAAAAAACCGTTGTATCTGTGGCAATACAGTTCCAACCTTCAGCTCCGGCTGTGTACTGCACAAGATAGACCCAACTGTCAGTATCGGGAATCGGGTCATGACGATGCCCATTCCATTCCGAAACCACAGCATTACCAAAAGTCATCCCTCGCAGAATATCAAGCTCATAGTCGAAATTGTAAAAGACAATCATCTTTGGATGGTCCTCGAAAATTTCAAGAAGTTTGACCTGACGAGAAATATCACTGTTTACGACTTTCCGAATGCAATAGTACAGTTCAGAGGCATTGATAATGGGTTCGTTTGTCCATGGATTCCATCGGGTTTTCCAAATTTGTTTGATGGCCGAATTGTCGAAATCAGAAAAAATATCCTCATGATACAACTGAACCCCACGGTGGAAGTCCATTGGCACGAGGATATCATTACGCAGAGCGCATAGTTTACCGGTGTTCACGAACCTGTCAATTTTTGGATACTTGGTGTATCGCGAGTAGACCGCATGTTCCTGTAAGAATTGGGTCTTGTTTCGGTAGAAACCATTTGCGACAAAGACTGGAATATAATCCTGCCAAGTATCTCCTGGTGTGGCAGATAGCAGAATCCAATGGTTCCGCCGGGCAATTTTGAGAAACGCCTTGACCCATGTACCGCTGCCTACAACTCGCTGCTCGTCAAATATAAAGAACGCATCTACGACATTTGCGTATTTCTTAATATTATTCCACGAATCTACGACGATTTTGTTGCGGTACAGATTGACCTCTGGATTCGTTGACAGCAAGAACCTGCACATCTCGCCTTCCCACTCGAGTGTGTCTCGCTTACGAGCGGTGGTTATGATGTATAGGTCTTTCGGTGGGTCGCCCATCGGGAAGTAATCTCCGCCCCGAAGCGAATTTGGGTCGCCTCCGTTTTGAAGATAGTAGTATGCCAGGGCAGTAATGGACTTTCCGCTTCCAACATCGCCGCACAGGATGCATCCCTTTTTCATCTGTTGCAGAGCTTTGATTTGGAAATCGTAGAGGTTGATCATTAGACGCCTCCCACAAGAAGGCATAACCCAATTACGAAGAAAAGCAATAAGAGTTCGCCAATGACCGTGGCTGCGATTATCTCTCGCACAGTATCACATATTATCAACGCTGGTATTACGAACAGCGGGAGCGTTATGAGCATAAAGCCAATAATCTTAACCATGTTTATACCTCCATCAGCGCAATCCCCAGCACTGCGATAAGGAACGCGCCAATGAACTTAAGCGTTTCAATAACGATGCGAACGAAAACAGCCCAGCCAACTGAAGCCAAGCTCGCAAAGATGCTAGCAAATATCACAGCTGCGGCAATCAACGCAATGCCGCCAAGAATTTTAGTCATTTTTCTTTTCTCCTTCTTCGTAGATAGCACCAGTTTCGACACGAACTCGATACCACCAAGGATTTAAGAAATCCGCCAAGCTTGCTTTCGGCCCGAAGCTCAACCATAAGCATCCGAATTGTTCCGGAGTATACCCGTTCTCGTAGTAGTAAGCACGGATTTCGTTTTCAACCTCTTCCGTGCACTGAATCTTTCGGCAGTCGTATCGAGTATTTTCGGTAACGTCATATCCGATATTGGCCGCAATCAACTTGTAGAATTCTGGTAATCCACAGTGGCACTCTTTTTTCGTCAGATGGCTCACGTACATAATAATATTCATTTCGATTCTCCTTTCCGCAAATATCAATATTCATGCGGAAACAACACCGTCGTACAACTACGGTCTGCTTCTGTGACAATCCAGATTTTCCCGTCAGGATAATCCCGGCAATTGTAAGCGCTCATGAGCCTACCACCATGTTCGAGAGCATCATCATTAGCGGCTTTATCTTCGTCGCAGAGGTCTCCCCAATCGCAGTTCTCGTGTCGGTCAAAGCTTTCATTGACAAATTTTCCGAAATTGTCATCAATGCAAAGTAGGTCGGTAACTTCATCCGAACCATACACAGTACCAGTCTTAAACTTTTTCATTGGGCTTTCCTTTCATCAATTTACAAAGTTCTTGAATTATCCGTCTGTCACTCCACGGTGGGAGAAAATACATTGGAGTGTACCAGTAATTTTCAGTCGAATCCCCACTGCACATAGGGTCCGTAAGACTGTTTCCGACTTTAACCATTGCGGCAATTCCTAGTATGGAAAGCTGAATATAGCACATGAGAGCTACAATTTCATCGATATCTTGGGCGTAAATCATTACGTAGTTCTGAGCATTGAGCTTTTCTTTTTCGTACAGTTTTCTCATGGCATGGTATCCGGCTATAAGGGTTGCTCCTGCACCGCACGCGCAGTCATTGATGGTCTTAACACTGTAAATATCCTCATTGAGTGAACAGGTCATATCAGCCATAAGCTGACAAATATGATAAGGCGTGAAGAATTGCCCATTATGTTCATTACTGAGGTTCAAATCCATAAAAATCTTCCCGAGATAATCCTGTTCCGGGTTGTTATCCAGCGCACATACTACCAAGGCTGCCAATTCAGGGAACACTTCAGCTTCTTCTTTGGTGTATTTTTTGATAACCCGCAAATACCGTTTTTCGCGAATATCATAGTGCTCTTGGCTATGGTCAACAGCGTTGGAAATTGCACAGGCGAACAGCACAACAAAGTCTTCCCAAACTGACCATCTGCTTTTGGAGTAAGCCAGGCTGTTGAATTTCTTCATGAACTCTTTGTCGTAGTCGACTTTCTCTCGGACTTGTACAGGTTTTTTCGGCTTTTTCTTCGGGGCCTCAGTCTTTTTGGGTGCTTGTTTACGTTTTTCAGGCGGTTCCCATTTGGCGGCACTGCTCAGAATGTCTTTAAGAGTAAATTTCTTCATCTGGCCATCTCCTTTCAAAAATATAAATTAGGGGCTGTTTCCTTGCTGACAATGCACTCGCCCAGTTGAGTGACTACGGACATTTGACTTTGCTTCCACTTGGCACCCCTAAATATAAATTAGAACGGAACTTCGTCGTTGCCGTTCATTTCGTAGTCAGCATACTTCTCGGCAAAGGGGTCATCCTCGATTTTTACGTACAGAGTATCAAGGTAGGCCGCAATGCCAGACTTACCGTTGATGTCCCACTGCCAAGGACTGATGACAACGTCAGCGTTTTCGATTCGAGCATACTGGAGGGTGGAAATGGTGCTTTCATCGAGCAATGTCCGCTTGTGGTTGGTCAGAAGCCAGACCTTTGGGGCACGCACCTTATAGCTGATTTTGACCTTGATGTAGTAGCTCGGCTTCTCGTCGGGGTCACGCGGAGTAAGCTGTTTGATGTTCCAACCTTCGTTCTTCAGCTGATTAGCGAGATCTTCGTCATCAATGAGGACGCTGAAACTCCGGTCGCCCTCATGTGCGAACTTGTCGTCCTTACCGGTGAAATTCTTGAAGAGGATGCGAGCATTGTCGATTGCAAGTTTGTTATTCTGCGGCATAAATATAAGTCTCCTTTACTTCTGGATGATAGTGTTGAGTTCAGGCATTTCTTCACGGCGCATATCTGGAATCTCGGCCGTAAACATAGGCCATTCCTCTTTGACAACGCGGCGACGGAAATCGTTTTTGCCGATAGGACTGGAACCGAAGTTGTTCTTAAACATGCGGGTCAGTGCATTCCACTTGTCATTCTGCTCAGTCAACAGATTCACGAACTGCCAAGTGTATTTGATGTCGCGCTCGATGATCAGGTCTTCGGTCTCCTTGACGAACATATTGCGGATGACCTTAGCCACGTCCGTGTCCGTCACCTGAAACTCGTCTTTGTTTTTGTACGTATAGACGAGTTTTTTAAAAATATCTTTTGCTTTCAGAACATACTCCTCCTTAAAAAGAAAAGACCCTATGTTGCCATAAGGTCTTAGTGGGTTACTTCTTAGTCTACCATTGCACACAATTTTGTGGCAGTAAGTAATAGCATCATACGTGCTCGATCGGCGGCCGACATTGACGGGTCCTCTGTGGCTTTAGCCATAATCTTTGTGAGTTCGTTGTAGGCATTCGGCCATTTCATGTTAAGTGTCGATAATCCCCACGCTTTCCCAAAGATAAAAGACAGCTCCGCTACAGCATAAATCCCGCCGGCAATCATAACCGCTTTTGCGCATTTGTTCATTTTTCATACCTCCAAATTGTTTTAATGGGTTGTATCCCATATTAGAGACTGAAAAATATGCGGTCAGAACGGAATATCAGGCTCATACTGCGGTTTACCATCTTCGTACCATGGCCCAATATAAGGCTGGTCGGAAACAAACCACTCGTAATCGCCAAATTCCGAAATATCATGAATGGCGTTGTCGCAAAGCTTGTTATAGTAACCCTTGTCGATGTCATCCTGCTTTCCAAGCTGTTTAACCATTTCGGACTCCATCCAGCGCCAATCTTTAGCACCGCTTACGGAATCGTACTTGGTCTCCCCCGTCTTTTTGTCAACAGACTCTCGAACAAGGAGTCCGCCACCAGTACCTGGTTTCATCGGGCAGAACAATCCAACCTTACCAACAAAGTGACGATCATGCTCCCCTTCCGGAAGATTCTCGTTCATGTCGAGGTAAATGGCCGACGATACCTGCTTGGTTTCGCACATGTCCTTGAACTCGATTTCCTCGTGACTGAACAGCTTCTTGAAGACATACGGAATTTGGAACTGTGTGCCAGTGGCAGTCCATTCGTTTGCATGTTTACCGCCTTTATTGATGATGCCCTGATCATTGTACTTGGCAATATAAACAGCGTTGTTTACCAGACAGATACGGTCGTAAGTAGCCTCATGCTCGAAAATATAACCGTATTCACGGCCATACTTGTCAACGAAATCCAGAATATCATCTGTGACATCTGGAATCTTGATAGAGTCGGTCTTGATGTGAGCCACGATGAATCCGCGCTTCTGGACTTCCTTCTTGAGGGTTTCCATGAACAGAGCACCGCGTTTGGCTACGATGTTGTCGTTGTTTCTCGGGTCACGGAACGAGTTGCTAAATTTTGCTGAAGTCAGTCCGTACACCGAGTTGATGACAATTTTCAGCGCGTAAGCCAAGTCATCCCAAGTATAATCGGCAGTACCGGCCACGATAGCCTCTGCGAACGGAACCAGTTTGCCATCCAGCAGCTTCTTTAGGGCTTCGACGTCTTGATGCTTGATGTCAACACGACCATTCTTCAAGTCCTCGAAGTTTTTCGTGTACTTGCCAAAGTGTTTCTCGGCAATCAAGCTGGACGGATGCATTGAAGCAATGTCATCAAGACCGACATTGCCGTACATTCCGGGCTCAGCATAGACATACCCGCCTTCACCAATTTCCTCAAGGACATTAAAGTGTTTTTCCGAAATATCATCCTCTGGAATTTCTTCGATAAAGTCCAGCGCCTTCTCGCCTGTCTTCTTGCACCACTCATCAACTTCTTTTTGTGTATTCAGAAGCTCGTCCAGATAGGACTCATCGTTTCTGGCTCGCGTGGCATCCAAAATATCATAGACCCAGTACGACTTGTACCCGGTCCAGACATAATTCGGGAAGAACGGCATGATGCTCCAACCAACAGGCAGCTCCTCTCCGGGAATATAACTGCGATACTGTGGTTCACCCTTGTCGTTCCATACACGGAAGTCGTAGTCATGCCCATAAGCTTCTCGCAGTTCTTCATACTTGGTGTATGGTACCGGTTTCCACAGTTTGCGATAGTTGAACTGCCATTGCGGATTTTTGTCCGAACCAAATATAATTCTTGTGGTATGCTGGTTAGTCGTGTCGTTGACGGTCAGACCCGATAAACTTGCCAGAATCTGGCGTGCCACCCAGTCAGCTGAGCGGGATTCAAACACCGCTTCCGTTGCAATGACATCGTTGTCGCAATATTTGGCAACTTGAGTCCACTGCTCTTCCGGTACCGGCTGGTCCCACGGTAAGCCAAGTTCCTGATGGTGAATGCCCAACTCAATCTCGAATTTCTTCAAAGACTGCTTCTTAGAACTGAAATCATAAATATCAGTGTAAGAAATGTTGTAAGCCTCACCGTAGAACGCATTCTTGTCACCGCTGATGATACGCTGAGACAGTTTATACAGTTGCTCGTTCGTGGCCCCAAGCATCCGGGCATAAAGCATGTGGTTATCGTACTTGCGGCAGTTGAAACCAATCAGACGGAACCGCATGAGTTTTTCCATGTCTGCCGGCGTAGGGTTAATCATGCGGACAACTTTTTTATCAGCTCCCTGGTATTTCCAGTTGACCAGGAACAGATTCGGGAAGACCTCGCAGTCAAAAAACACAATGGGTGCTTCATCATTTGTCACGGCCTCAGAAATATCAGCGCTGGAAAAGTGCATATTCGTGACAGCCTTGATGCAATAATCGCTCTGATTCGTAGAGTTGGCCGCAAAGTTCAGAACAGCATTGTACAAATCCTTTACGTCGTAACTCATTCCGGAATTGTAGGCATCATCCAGACATTTCTTGATGAAGTCCACACTGCACCTGGTATTTGCATGATATTCCTTGTTCAGATTTCGCTTGATGATGGTTCTAAGCGCTTTTTCATTTTTAACAGCTTCAAAATTCACCATTTTTGTATCTCCTTTCAATGGCAAACCGGAACTAATGGTCGCAATCGGAAGGTTGTTGCATTTGGTGAGCTTTCGACGTAGGCTGCTTTTGCCGGTAAAGACTTTCACTTCGATATCGTCATCATAGATACGGCTAAGTTGTACAGGGTCTCCGCTATAAATATAATGTAGGTGAATGCCCTTGCCTGATTTGGAAAGTTCTGCATAGGTCTTAGGCCACTTGGCAGCCGCTTCCAAATTGCGCTCGAACGATTTTCTACCGTCGCCTCCTTTCAAATCAAAGTCAATGACGATGTGATTTTCCGGAACCTTGACATAGTGCAGCTTTCTGGTATCCAAATCTTTGAGGCTAGTTTTAACGTTCTCCCATTTTTTCAATGGTGTCTCATTATCATTTGCATACTGCGCAGGGCAATCTCTGCAAATATCATCGAACAGAGAGTCTTGCTCCAAGAAGTCAATGGGCGGCCTTTCCTCTTTCTGTGCAGGGACTTGCTTGTCGGAAGAACCATCGAATTTATCGATTCGGAATCCTTCATACCAGCCTCGGGTTGTGGTACCGTCATCTGCAACGCGCTTTTCCTCGAAAATATCAAAATAGGCCTTCAGTTCCTCTTTAAAGAGGCGCTTGTTGTAGGGGTAGCCGACCTTGGCATCTTCGCAGTAGTTCTTATACATCTCGTAAGCGATTTTCAGCGAGGTTGAATTTTCTTTCGAGAATATCCCATAAGAATCGCTCACGAAGTTGTAGAAGTCGTTGGATGCACCCATCATATTGACAGGTACATAGTCGTCGTAGAAATCCGGGTCCTCAAGGTAAATATCACGACAATGACTCGCGATACCCCCAAGTTCGAATGGAATCTGCTTCATAGCGAGTCGATACTCTTTGCCGCTGAGTTTTTCCCCTGTCGGTTCTACGTCAATCAGACGACGCAGAATACCGGAGCGCGCATCGGAAATTTTTACAGGCTTATTGGTACCCATAAAGAGAAAAGCCTTGAATCGATTTGCATAGGCCGATTTGAATTTCTCATTCACGGTCATAAGCTCATGCGATACAAGGCTGTTCAGGCGGGTGTTATCTTCGATGCGGGAAAGGTCTCCGTCATGCTGAATGGCAACCAGAGGATTGGTCTTGAATGCCTCCAAGGCAAAGGAATTGCTCGAACTGCCGAGGGCCTTGGCGTCGAATACCGAGTAATATCCTTCGAATAGCTGTTGGACGATGCTTAAGACCGTGGACTTGCCGCTACCTGGCGGACCATACAGGACCATGAACTTCTGCAATTCTTTGGAATCACCGGTAACGATAGAGCCTATGGCCCACTCAATTTTGTGTCGTTCTTCCGGAGAATATAACACGGAGAGCAGCTTATCCCAGCCAGGCGTTGGACATTCTTCAATTGGATAGTTAAGCCGTTTGGATGCGTAGTCGGTCTTTTTAATCTCCACATTGGAGAATATCAGTCTCTCGTCCAGCATATGGAAGTTGTCACGACATTGCTTTTGACAGAATTTATGCCAAGTGTCAATCATGCCGGATTCTGCATCCCACATATGAAGGATTCGATAGTCCTCGCCGAGGTCATGTTCGTCTGCATATTTGTCAAGCGCTTGGTCAATCAGATGAACCGCATCCATTTCATCCGTCGACCAAAGCCCACGGTCTTCAACCCAAATTGCATAGAAATCCCCACCGCGAATCATCAAATCGTTGGAACGCGTTTTCAATACAAATTTGGGATAGAGTTCAACCACCCCCCTTTTGCTTTTGCGGGTGGCAATTTGAAGAAAATCCAGCATTACATCTCCGTCTCCTCCGCAGCGGTATTCTTTTCAGGCTTGAGTTTGTCGATTTCCTCGGCCAGCAACAAATTCTGGGCACGAAGATTATCGATTTGTTTATGGTTCAACGCACCGACTTGAAGAAGAAACACACTGCAAACCCAGAGGCCCAAATTGATACAACTCTGATACTTGACCTCGCGATTCAGTTTTGCACAGACTTTCGCAAGTGCGTCTGCATTAGTGTTGACAACGTGCACGATATTGTTGGATACAAACTTTTCGATTTTCATTTTCATTCCACCTCATCGAGATACCAGTTCAGTTGCGTCCAGATTTCAACTTGGCGCATATCCATATACGGTCTGCGGACATAGAACAGTCCACCTTTCCCATTCCGGGAATACTCATGATTCAAGAAAGCATGGATTTTCTCATCCACATACATTTCATCGTAATTAGAATCATCCATACCAATCAAACCAAGATTCTCAATCATGCCCCAGAACCATTGACCACGACGGTCGCCGTACTCAGGGTCATCCATAATGGTTTCCTCACAACGATTCGCAAGAGCCACCATCATTTCCAAAACGCTGCACGGATGATCGTCGAGACACTGATTCACGATGTAATTCTGAATATGCTTTTCGTTGCCAAAACGATAACGCATATCCAGGCCATCTGCTTCTCGGTTCGCATCCATTGCAATGCTGAATTGAAAGTCGATTTCATTGAGACGATGCAGCAACCTCTCATAGCTGTGCCCATCTCGTCGATAACCGACACACACAAGACCGCACATCCATTCGAACATCCATTCGAAATAGGCCGCAGTTGTCTCATTTTTTGTCATATAGTCAAGTTACCTCCGGTCGATGCGGCAGCTCCCCCACCACATCTGCATAGTTGCGCAGGTCACGAGTAATTTCGTAGTAAATGCGCAGACGGTCATTTCGGACGTACAGAATATCAGGCTCGTATTCGCCGATGTGGGCCAAACTCTCGAACCCGATGCAGTCATTCACGTCATCAACAATTTCATCGTTTTCATCGGCGACGATATTGTCGGCATAAATTGTCATGCTCAGAGAGTCATAGCCCGGATTTTCTCCAAATTCGTCTGGGCTGATGACTACCGGACCTTCGGGAGCGGATTCCTCCTTCTGCTTATACTTCTCACGCACGATTTTCTGATAATCGCGGATTTCCTTGGATTTCTGCTTCTTTTCGGAAGTTTCGTCTTTCGGAGCGTGTTCGGCAGTCATTCCGCGGGCAAGATCCATTTCTTGCTCTTTACGGGCAAAATATTCTCGCATCGTGGCGATTTCTTCATCGGCGCGCTTCCTCTCGGAATCTTTGACATAATACAAAGCGGCCGCAGCACCAGCCACAGCCGCCCCGATAACGAGACCGAAATATAAAAGTTTTTTCACTCTTCTTCATCCTCCTGCTTGATTGTCATAGCGGTAATTGCCAGTCCTCCGAATAGGGCCGACATGCTAATCAGGATACCACCTACGATGTGGCGCTTACGTTTGGTATTGAGCATGTAATCGATCATGGCGATGATGTTGTCAAGGCCCTCCATTTATTTCTCCTTTCCGCCGGAGAGTACCGCAATTCCTCCGGCCAAGAACATACCGGCGATAGTTGCAAAGGTGTAAGAGATAAAGTTCAACATTGCAGATTCCTCCTTTGGAATTATAAGTTTAAATCAAATTCATAATGTTGCCTTGAACGTTGAAGTCCAGCCAGACAGAAGGCTCGTCACCGGAGAGGAAATACTTGACATTCTCGCTATCGGAATCGAGACCGAAATCAACGAAGGTGTCACCATTTTCGTTTTTGCCGTCTTTGTAGACCCAACCAACCACGAAACCAGCAGGCGTCGGGTCAATGCCAATAGACTCAAGAACCTCATTCAGTGTGATGTACCCGCGAGTCCGCAGAACATCATTGGCCCAGTTCATCTGAGCATTCAAGAACATCTGGTTATAGTCCGGTGTACGCTGCCAGTTGTGGTTGCACTCATCGAACAGGAAGGCGTAGGGAGAGCCAAGAGGATTGCAGGCTTTGACAATTTTATCGACCTGTTTCTCATTGCCCATATCGTCGGTGACAGTCTCCTGGACAACCTTCTCGGTGGGACCCATGCGCAGCTGATAATCGACATCCTTGCCATACTTCTCAATTACACGAGAACGGTAGGAGTTGAAGCTTTCGGAGACGGAAGCAAATGCCGCAGCTAGTGCAACGTTACGCTTGCGGAGGATGTTGTTGCTCGCCAGAATTGCCGCAATAGAGACACCACCCAGCAGAACCGCAGGAGCATAGAGCTTAGCCAGCTTCACACCGGTCTGAGTGTAGGTGATAAGCAGGTCTTTACGGCCATCCTCTGCGGTATAGTTCTCAGCATGAGACGGGTTCTCGATGCAGTCATGGATTGCGTCCACGGTGGCGCCTGCTTCATCCAGAATCGTGGAAATTTTGGTAGTCTCACGGCAGGCCAGAACTGCGGCAGTCACAGTGCCTACAACACCTGCGACCAGCAGAATTTCAGGGCTGTGCTTAGCAACTTTCAGTTTGGTCATAGAGAAGGCGCGATTGGCTTTTGCCAAAATATCATTGAATTTCATAGTTGATTACTCCTTTTCGGTTTTGTCGGAATTCTTGGAACGGTCTTTCTCGAGTTCTATGAGTGTGAGGATACAGTAATTTGCCATATCCATAAGGGTGTCGTCGATGCTTTCATCAACGAGGGGTTCGGTACCGAGGGCCAAATTAAGAATCCGATGGTACTTGTCAGAGATTCTAGCGATACCGGTGACAAGACCTTTATCGCCAAATTCTTTCCATGTCGTATGAAACGAATTACCGTAGTCGTGGTTCTTGCGAAGAAATGTGTTCTCCATGTGCGCTACAATTTGGCTGTATCGCTTGACATCGGTTCTGGATTCTTCGGGCATGTCCTCGGTAGCCAAGTATTTCAACGGGCTTTGCAATTCCATAAATATAAGTCCTTCCTTACAGCGCCGTGGCTTTGGGCAACTTCAGCATATAGCCATCCGGTACTCGGACGACGGAAGCCATAGCCAAGTTCTGCCAGCCGAATTTGTTGAGCTGATAGTTCGAGGTGGTCAGACCACAAGCATCATACAGATCGCTTACACAGGCAAAACCATACTGGTCAATAATATCTTCCAGAGCACTCAGCACTTCCTCGGCATCGATGCGGCTTGCCAGAATCGGCGATTCATAATCAAGACCCGTCCGATTGCTTACTGATGTGCGCGGTTCGGGACGGCTGTTTCCGTTATAGCATGAGTTATAGGCGAAGCGAGAACCACTCGAGGTTGTCCTCTTAGACGTATCGCCATAGATAATCATGTTAATGCCATCCGAGACGATATCAACCACAGCTTTTTTAATTGCCGGCACCAGAACGTCCATGAACACGTAGTTCCGAACGCTCTCAATGTCATCGCTGATGAAAATATCTGCAAATTTACGAGCCTCGCTTTTCTTTTTCAGCTTTGTGTTCCCGGTAACAACCTTCTGCACACGAGGCTTTTCCGTAGGTGCTACCTTTCCGTTGCGCGCTGCATGGGAATTGTTGGGAAATTCAAGTTCTGCCATTTCATGCTCCCTTCTCGAGTCCTTCGGAAATATAATTGCCATCCAGAACTACTTTGCTTCCGGACGGATAGTTGTGCGTCTTTTTCCATTGGTAGTTGAGATTCGACTTTGCTTTGTTAATAGACGCTGCCACAGTCTCCCCTCTCCAATGTCGGTCAATGATGCTACCAAACTGATCGAGCACCTGACCTCTAAAAATATAGCGATTCATAGAATCACCTTTTTATTCGTGGCGGACGTTAGGTAATACCAAGGTGTAGCCAAGAGTCGTATGAATGACCATAGCGCCATCTAAATTTGTCCATCCATATTTGTTAAATCGATAGTCGTTATTAGGCAGACTAGATGCATCGTATAGATCGCCAATAGACGCAAATCCATACTGTTTGATTACGTCTTTCAGCGTTTTTAACGCATCTTCTGCATCGTCGCTGGTTGTATATATTGGCACATCATATGTTGGCGCATATCCATCGCGCTTTGAATATTGAATTCGGTTATCAGAAGCCGGCTTCGGCTTGTCGAATATCCAATCAGTCGCAATCTTTGCAAGCCGATGCCCAAGTTCATTTCCTCCGGTATGCACCCCTGCCTTGACGCTCTCCTCAACGGCGCTGTACAGTACGTCGTTTTTCTTGAGCATCTTAAATGCCTGATAGCCCACAAACGCAGTCAAACCGGCTGCACCGACGATGACGCCAGAAGTAAAGACTACTGCATTTTTAAAGAAACTCATAGCTTTGTTCTCCTTTCAAAGCAAAAAGAAAAGCTAAAAGCCTATGTTTCCATAAGCCTTAGCTTTAGATAAATTCCTTATTTACCAGGAATTGTGGATTACTCCGTTACGGTGTCCTCTGCTTCTTCCTCGGTAGTCTCCGTGGATTCCGCCTCGACAACCTTGCCTTTGCTGAATTTGGATACTGCAAAGTTCCAGACCTTCACTGCACCGGGCACAACGTAGTGTTTGAACACATGGACCGTCCCAACGACGGCCATGACACAACCACCTACGAGTACCGCTTTGGCAGCGATAGAGCTGTTCTCTGAGCTTTCCTCATAACCAGACTCGGTATCAACGAGAGCGTTATCCTCCACAGGAACCATGTCCTCAGTAGAAGTTTCGTTCATCATAATTTCCTCGTTTTCCATTTTTAATTACTCCTTTTGTAAATATAAATTATTGGAATTATTTCCATATTAGTATCTGTGTTTTTCGCGTGGTTAGATTTTGTCGTAGTTATAGATGGGGCCATGCTGGAATGCAACTACCATACACGGCGTCTGGGATTCATTCTCGGCAAGTTGGGCACTGAGTCGCAATTTGACCACCTCGCGGTTTTCATTCAGGTTCCACCCGAGATCGTCTCCGATATCACATTCGGGAAGATTCAGAAGGTCGTAGTAGTCGTTCAGCGACACCCATCCGTCAGTCACGAGTTTCAGATTCAACTCAGCCAGACTGCTTTTCAGCTTCTCAATGTCGCAGCGGAAATATCGGCCACAGATAGGGTCTCGACACAAGTTACTGCCGAATCCGGTATCGATGACTGCCGATTCAACAGGAGGGTTCTTCTGGACATCGTTTTGGGCAACTGCATTGCGAATATCATTCTCTTTTTTCTCGCCTACGACTTCCAATGCCTTATCTTTATATTCTTTGAAAGAAGATTCAGATAAGGCATAGGCCGCTGCCAGTGCTGCATTTCGTCTCAAATGTACACTGTTCGCTCCAATCAGGCAGGCTGCGCCAATTGTTCCGGCGATAAACGCAGGAGCATAGCAGCGCCAGCAAGTATGCACGAGTTCGATTGGTGTAAGGGTCTGGGCCTCCTGGTAAGCAGAAATATCACCGTTTTTCTCCATTTCTGCCTTTTCTTTTAGCAGGAGAGCTTTCGGTGTTGCTCGTACAGCTAGGACCGTAGACGATACCATACAGCTGATGCCCATAATCGTAAGCAACGCGGGCGCTTGCTTGATGGCTGTCTTTTGGAGGCTCTTTGCTGCCCCCTTGAGGTTCAGCGGTTTAAGTAATTTCATAAAGATTCTCCTTTACAAATATAATCCGGCGACAATCTCAGTCATTTCGCGACCTACCGAAAAGATTACCGATGCTGGGACAGATACACCATTGAATCTTTGAGTTTCATCAGCCTCGGCCATGGCGGTTTCCATGTGTGCATATAAGTCGCTCAAAATATCAATCACGCTAGTTTCCGGGCGGGCCTGGAAAGATTTCCGAATTTCTGAAATAGCCCATCTGCAACAGCTTCGGTAAGCAAATTCATACTTCGGCCAATTTCCTTTCGGTGGGAAGTAGTGTTCATCCTCAAATTCGTTGAGAGTTTGCAATTCAAGCGCTCGATTCATGCCCCATACCACTTCATGAATTTCTGCACAACAGGATAAGCGCTAATTGCTTCGCTTCCTTTGAGAATGACCACAACAGTGTTTTTACTGCCATCATTTCGGTCGTCGCTCGTGTTGACAATAATGTGATTGTCCGTAAAAAGTTCGGAATATAAAAGACTAAACGTTTTGCAGAGCTTATCCTGTAAATCGTGCATTTCTTTTTCGAGCGGACACTCAATGGTTACAACAACAGAAGTCACATCGTACTCCTCCCTTCAAATATAAAAGAGAAGACCCCGTGTTCCCACAGGGCCTATGCTCTTAGTTATCGGAATCGGTCAACTGTTCGGCCTCATTTTCCGCTTTCTCAGTCATTTCATCTTTCCACTCCTTCATGGCTGTGTACTGGCTCAATGCTGCGCCAGCCATAGTCAATCCAATGGCAAGAATGTTAAAGACCATCGAAATCTTGATTTTCGGTACCATAGTTTTACCTCCTTTCCAAATAAGCGGGTGCTTTTTTCGCGGGGGCATCTTTTCTTAAGCACTCGCATTCACGAAATTTTGAAGGATCCGGGCATCGCTCAACTTTGATAGAGCATAACCTCCCTTACTCGTACACAGGTTTGCCGTCAACCATCCTTGCGAACGTGACAAGTTTAGCGTATGAGCACATATCAGTAGCCCTCCCAATACTTAGGCTTCGGCATGACCTTGTAATCCATAGCCACAACCGGTCGGCCATTGTCGTCGAGCTGACCGCTGAAATCAAGCTCGATAAGATTGTCAGTGCCGAATCCCAGACCGTCGCCAGGCTTGATGTCGCGGAGGCCGATTTCGCCGTAGAACTCGTTCAGGCTCTTCCAATCGCTCGATGTCACGATATCGTAATTCAGAGCGTTGACGGCTGCCTGAATTTTATTGATGTTCGAGGCAAATTCGCGACCACTGAAGCAATCGTAGACGATGACGTCGTTGGTATTACTCAGCGAAATATCAGTGTGCGGAGCCGAAGTGATACGGTCCTGGGCGATGGACTTCTTGATTTCGGAGTTCTTTTCTTCGCCGACAGTCTCCACAACTTTGTCTTCGTACTGCTTTAGGGCGGCCGACGACACAGAATATAATGAACTCAGGGCGGCGTTGCGCTGAAGGTTAATTGAGTTAGCACTGATGACACAGGCAACTGTGACGACACCCATGCAGACGGTAGGCACATAGCACTTCCAGCACTTTGCCACGACCTCCGTAGGCTTCAGGTTTTCATTCTCTCCATCTCTGGCCCGGCGCACCTTTTCTTCCTCAATGATGGCGAGAGCTTTAGGTGTCGCACGAACTGCCATGATTGCCGTGGTCAGAACGCCAGCCGCACCCAGACCTGTGAGAATCGTTGGCGACTGCTTCTCAACGAACTTAATCGTCTGGCGAAACGTCTGCTCCACAAACTGTCGATTGATTTTCATTTGGAAGTCTCCTTTGTAAAAATATAAAACAAAAAGAAACAGGACGAGATTTGAACTCGCAACCCCCGAGAGATTTAGTCTCGGTGCTCTCCCAGATTGAGCTACACTGTTTCCATATTAGAAACTGCGTTTTTCGCGCAAAAATAATAGGGAGCTATTAACTCCCTAAAATCAGCAACATGACCAGTAAGATTGCCATAATCATCAATGCTCCACCAACAGCTTGCAGAAAGCACACCATCCAGTTTTTCCAGGTCCAACCTTCAGCGCGAGTTTCCTCAAGCAGTTCGCAAATTACATCCATCATAATGAATTCCTCCTTTTCATTTGTTCCATATTACTGGATGTAAAAAGTGCGTAAAAAGAAAAGCCCACGTTTCCGTGAGCCATTCTCTGGATTGTTCCTTTAATCTTCGTAGGTTTCAACTTTGTTTTTCTTGGACATAAATTCCTCCCAAGGTTTGGTCAGCCAAGCCCAACTGGCAGCAGAAATGGCAATAGCAGCCATATAACAAATGCCACAAAGTTTAGCGTAGTTACCCCAAGTGATAGGTTTGTTCCAATACTTTTTAATCATAGTAAATTCCTCCTAAAATTTGTTTTGGATTTCTCCATATTAGACATTCGTGGCCAAATTTCTCGCAAGTCAAAGTATTTTTCTATCAAAGACTGTTTCCCAGCGTTGTTTCTTTATAGGTTTTAATCGCAAACGCCACATCAATTGCCGGACATTTACAGTAGGATACAAGCCGTCTACTGGTTCAGAGGCATACTCGTTGAAGAAGTCTTTGAATCCGGGAGTGAGGTATAGCATATCACAGAGCCATGGGTCTATCTCCGTCCAATAGGTGTGCTTGGTTTCTGGGTCATACCTCTGTTGTATTACCCCCACTCCTTTATATAGAATTCTATATAAAGTACATGTATTGTATATAGGATGATTACAGTGGTAAGTTTCACCGAACATAGTTGTGTATTGTTTTGGGCGTTCCATGTAATATCGCATATTGGTAAAAAAAAAGAAAACTCCCTCGCTAAATCATGCGGGGGAGTTTGTTACTCCTTTTAGTATTTTATTTATCATCTCGTTGGTCTCTTGTCGCAAAATTGAGCAAGGCTTCTTTGCTACGCATAACTTCGTCTGCACGATCTTTGGCATCCTTCATTGCGATTTTACTTGCAATAAACGATGCCACGGCACCGATAACTGCCATTTTAATGAAATTTTTCATAAGAAAGCTCCTTTCGCTTCTTATATTTAAGTATAGCATATTTAATTCTAAAAAAGAAGACCCCATGTTGCCATAGGGTCCATAACCTCACTTCTTAATGAATTTCATAAATCCTCCGGTGACATCCCGGAATGTCTTCGAGCAGAACGTACCGGTTTCTTCGAATTTGAAGCCGGCCTTAATGAAGCAGCTGTAAGCCGCGAGTTGCAATCCGAGTGACAAAGCATCAAATGCCAAACGCGCCCCGAAATTGATTTTGCGTTCCTTAGCTTCGGCCTGTGCCTGACACATAGCATCCATATGCTCTGCACCTTTCTGACGGGCTTCCGTTTCAGTCTTCGTTTCCTCAATCCTGAGTTTGTACAGCGATTCGAGCTCTTTGACTCGTTTCTCGCGGTCTGTTGCCTCCAAGTCGGGCAGAGCTTTCAAACTCTCCTCAATACGTTTGTTCAACAGTTCCGAATTAGTATCCATTTGAATTTCTCCTTTCAAAAACGTGATAGGTTCCATATTAGAGAGTGAAATATCAGCGTAAAAAAGAAAAGACCATATGTTACCATAAGGTCTTATGAAGCCCTAGTTACTTCTCAACGGCGTCCATGAAAGCGTCGTTCAATTCCTGCATCTGAGACTGGACTTGCTCACCCTCAGCATAGAAATTAACTTCGCTCGCTCTTACCGCGACTAAGCCACAAATCGTAGCAATAGCCCCGGCCAAGAGTGAACCTAAGCCAAAATTCTTCAGCTGATGGTTGCCAAATGCCATCTGATTTACAGTTTTCAAACTCTTCATAAATAGTCCTCCTAAAATATAATTTGGGTTTCCATATAACTGGCTGTTATTTTTGCGGAAGGAAGTCCTGTTTCCTTACAAGCAGCATAACCGCCTTTCGATCGATGAAGTCTCCGCAATCGGGATAGACTTCCATAAAACAAAAAGGACCATCCTCGTCTGAATGGTCCACTCGCAATTCGCCTATTGTATACTTCTTTGCAAAGCGTTCTCGCATCCAACAACTTCCACCGACAAACCCAGCAAGGGCTGCCAGTAAACAGCACACGACCAGTACGATCATATATTCCATAAGAGCCTCCTTAAACTGTTTTCACGAAATTTCCACCCCGGGAATTTTACGATATGACTATAACACGGATTCGCGTCACCTGTGTACCCAAAATTAAAAAGAAAAGACCCCGTGTTATCACGAGGCCTATCCTCCAATCAATAAAGTTTTACGAGATACATCTTTCCGTCTCTCATAATGGTTGCTATGTTCAGACAATCGCGTTCGATAATCTGCCTAACAATGCCCATGGCCGAGTAGGGATTCGCGTATTCTTCCTTCGTAAAAGTCACTTCAACGACTTTCTCCGGAATCTTCTTGAATTCCTCAACGGCCTTTTGACCTGCTTTCAGATACTCACTACGAGTAGTCTTTTCCGGCACTCCATTAACAGGGATAAGTTTCATAACAATTACCTCCAAAATATTTTATTGTTTGCCATATTAGGAGAAGTTATTTTCGCGCAAAAAAAGAAAAGACCCTATGTTGCCATAAGGTCTTTTGTGTCAAACGATGTCTGCTGATTTGTAAGAAATCTCGTTCCAGTTTGTTATTATACCACCAACAATACTAAGCGAATCAGTACCATCCAAGGTATGCACATGTATTCTATCGTCAATCATATAATCGACAACGCAACGAATACCTTTGTTACCGTGGCATCTTCCGTTTAGTGTTACGATATCCCCAATACTCAAATTTCTGAATTCTTCTTTTGTCATTTTGACATCACCTCCATATAAGGACGTGCATTTTTGGCGAAAAGATAGGACGCCATGTTTCAGACGTCCTATATGCTATTTCAGTGTTTCCTGTAAAAATGTGTAAAGTTTCTGCACTTCTTCAGAAGACAGCGATGAAGCAACCCATCGTTCTCCGTCTTTGACTTCTCTGTCGCGAACAAACACAACGACGGCGTTTTCATCACCATCCCCTGATTCATACATGAAATTCTTTTCACGGTCCATATAGAATCACCTCCATATGACCAGATGTTAATTTCGCGCCTTACTCAAATTCCAAAAGAACTTGCGATACCGATCAAAATAGGTTCCCTTCGATGCTGGGATGTCTAACTTAGATTTGAGATAATCGTAACTTAGATTAGAAGTCACTGCTTTCACGATATACGGAGCAAGCACAGGGTCGGCCAACTCAGCGCACCGTTGAACCATATCCATTCGGATTTGATAGTAAAGTTTTGCCTCAGCACAATCAGCAGTGACATTGATTACTTTATTCGTTTTGGACGTTCTCTCAAATGTATCGCCTCTAGCCATGGCGTCAATTTCAGCATAGGCACGCTTCCAATCGGGATACTGCAAGCAAAAGTGTTTAAGCTCATAATATCGATGTTTTGCGATATGATAAGGGTTGTTCTCGGAAAGCGTTGGACGTAATACGGTACTCATACGTGCTCCCCTTTCCAAACGTATCCTGTGTCTTCCCATAGTCTTTTTGGTGAAATATAATAATTGATACGGCCTTGTCTCGAATTGATGTCGTCAACACTCGTAACCTGAATCCCATCTCTCGTCGCAACACCAATAGGAAGCCAACCAGCGATAATCCCAGCGCGAATCCATGAAGCATCTTTGCCGTAAACTCTCGCTGCTACGACAATAGGCACAGAACCTTGTCCAAATTCTTGTATAATCATTTGTACTCCTTCGCAGTTCTATACATGTAAATTTATCCATTTCGACGCGCATCAATTAGGATGTATCTAATCTAGCATAGAACTACGTCACCTGCGTACCAAACTTTTAGTGTATGAGTTGACTATTCATATACCTTTGTATATAATAAGGCTGAAGGAGGCGATAACGATGTTAATAGAATGCCCGGAATGTGGCCTTCAAGTAAGTGATAAAGCCATGTCATGCCCTCACTGTGGCTATCCGATGAAACCTGAAGCCACGCGAGTACGAAAACCCCGTAGTAATAAAAGAAAGCGCCTCCCCAATGGATTCGGTCAGATAACCGAACTCAAAGGGAAAGCGCTGCGAAAGCCGTTCCGTGCCATGGTGACTGTTGGTAAGACACCGGAAGGAAAACCTGTTTGTAAATTGCTAAAACCACAGGCCTATTTTGAAACGTACAATGATGCTTACCAGGCATTGTTGGAGTATAACAAGAATCCGTTTGACTTCTCGAAAGATGTCACAGTAAAAGAACTATATGATAGATGGTCAAATGAATTTTATCCTACCATTGCTAATCCAAAAGCATATAAATCTGCATGGAAGTATTGCTCGAATGTTTACAATCTTCCTATACGGGAGCTAAAAATACATCATATTAAATTTTGTATGTACGAATCGTCCGTTACTGACGGTTACGGAACACGAGGCGCATCGGCGAATGTGCGAAACACAATTAAGACACTGTTTGGCAAATTGTTAGACTACGGAATCGAAAATGAATTGCTAGAAAAGAATTGTGCAAGAGCATTCAAATTCAAGGACGACCTTACCACCAAAAATCATCATATGGATTTTTCTTCCGAAGAAATTGAAAAGCTGTGGGCCAATCTTGATACCATTCCCTATTCAGATTTGATTATCTTCCAATGCTATACCGGAATGCGCCCAAGCGAAATTGGAAATATTTTAGTAGAAAATATGCACCTCGACGAACGCTACTTTATCGGAGGAATGAAAACAGAAAATGGTAAAAATCGCATCATACCAATACACCACAAAATATATGATATTGTAAAAAAGTATTACGATGATGCGGTTGCCATTAACAGTAAATATGTATTTAACTATATTCCAGAAGGTACTCAGAACAAATGTCAATTGAATTATAACGGTTATCGAGCCATATTCCAAAACGCGGTTTCAATTTTAGGAATGAATCCCGAGCACAAGCCGCACGATGGTCGTTTACAATTTGTGACGCAGGCTAAGAAAGCAAAGATGGATGAATACGCACTTAAACGAATTGTCGGACATAGAATCGACGATATCACAGAAGCTATTTACACAAAGCGAGACATCGGGTGGTTCATCGAAGAAGTTGAAAAGATAAAATAA